ACAGTAGCTGTAAGAGTACTGGCATTCACGTTAGTAGCTGATATCTTCGTAGCGTTAACAGTACCATATGCAGTAGCTGTGATAGTTTCGATGTATCCCGTAATTATCTGAGCTGTGGACGCACTAAGAGCCGTAAGTCCACTAAGAACAGTAGCTGTAAGAGTACTGGCATTCACGTTACTCGCTGATATCTTAGAAGCCCCCATATTTGTAGCATACACATTTCCTGCAGTACTATACATCGTCTCGATATACCCTGTAACTAGCTGGGCTGCAGTTGCACTGAGAGCAGTAACTCCACTAAGATTAGTAGCTGTAAGAGTTCCAGCATTAACGTTAGTCGCTGATACCTTAGTAGCATTAACAGTCCCATATGCAGTAGCTGTAATAGTTTCGATAAATCCTGTAACTATTTGAGCTGTGGATGCACTAAGAGCCGTAAGTCCACTAAGAACAGTAGCTGTAAGAGTACTGGCATTAACGTTACTCGCTGATATCTTCGTAGCGTTGACAGTCCCGTATGAGGTTATTGTCGCTAGAGCACCGCTGACTACGGCTGCACATAAAACACCAGCATTCATTACCGCTGCCCCAAGAGTAGTATCAGACGTCACTATCCCAGATGCAACGATTGCATGACAGTAGATATCACCTGTAGAATCCCCACACATTACTGCAGCACCTGTACTATTTCTAACTTCAAAATAGTTAGCAGTCTGAGTAGCTTTCTGAGAACCCAAGATGACTAAACCGACATCGTCTGCATGGAGAGGAGAAATCTGGAGAGTTCCGGACAACGGTCCGGCATCACCAATTCCTACCATTTCAACAATTCGTTTCATAATTTTTCACCCCCTTTGTATGAAGTAGAACAAAAATATCTAGACACCAACCACCATCAGGGTGGTTGTATAGAAATTTAGGGGTGTCGTATCGGCTACTCCCGCTGAGGCTTTTGTATTGTAAGCTAACAGAACCTTATCTGTTGGATCCCAATGAACTAGAACAAAAGGAGGTTGGTCCATTGTTCCTGCATTGACTGCACAGACTGCCAATGTAGGAAATACGAAAAGGACTTCTGCCATCCCACATTGAGAAGCCAGATCACAGGGATCTCCTGCAGAACCATAGGATGCACTCAGAGTAGCATTTACGAACGCGATTTTTATATCGCCCTGACTTGCCATTACTTTCAGGTTACGGACTCCCGCACCTGTTATTACTTCTGTAAACGTCACTGACATTATAATTCACCACCTTGATGTTAAATCATAGATTTTGGTCTTTTTGTACAAATTTTCTTATGCCCACCGACCTTGAAACCAGAGGTAAAAGGATCACCACAGTAAGGACAGGTAAAGGTTTTTGTAGACTTTCCAGACATAATCTGTGAAGCCTTCATTTCCTTCTTTTCTTCCTTATGGGCATCCTTCTTCAATAAAGAGACAATCTGTTCAAGAGCAGCATTAACTCTGTCGTCGATTACCTTTATGAGTTCCGGACTAATAGACGTTGTCTGATCTGGACGAGTTGGTTGTTCTGCCTCTCCCCTATCAATAGCCGTAGCGGAAGATATTGCTCCTGTAGCAATCTTAGGCACTGCTTTCTTGGCTTCCTGCACAATTATCTCATCGGTTGGGGTAATTTCGAAAAATTTAGATCCCCTAAGAGGATGATTGTGTAAAAACTCTATCATTTCAGGATCCTCAGTTTCATATCTAAATTGAAAGAATTCTGCCTTCTTCCCAGGAAGAACCTGCACCCTTCGATGTTCGTCCATCACCCGATCTGTGGGTCTCATCACTAAACATAATTCAGATCTTTTACTGGTGTATTTCATAATTTTCTCCTTGTGAATGATAAGGGGGACCGAAGTCCCCCCATCATGATAAAACGGTATTAACCAGTAACACCTGTCAACGCCGCATGTTTCTTCTCATTATGGAATTCGCATCCGACCTCACAAATATACTGATCTTTGTAAGAGTCATCTCCTGGGGCCTGGATGTCCGTTTCCAACTGAACATCTCTGTTCTGTAGATAACGATACACGCAGTCTTCCAGTTCGATTGCGTATGCATACCCGCCATAATATGTAGCATAAGAAATATCGCGGTACTCAAGGGCGATGTCCTTTATCAGGTTCAAAGTCCCGTGAGGTGACAGATACTGAGTAATAGCGATACCGTAGGTCTTGTCCTTAGGAAACATCTGAAGTTTGCCCTGTGCCCATAAAGAGATCACGGACAGAATCAGAGGTGCCGCAAACAAGTACCTGGAATTAGAACCAAAACGAAACACTTTCCGTAAGAAACCTTCAAATTCGGACTCGGTTAACGTTCCACCTGCTCCGGTGTCATTGGTAGAAAGGAAATAATCGATTCCACCAGTAGCCCTCGTCGGATGGGTCGTGCCGGTATAATTCTTAGGTTCCCCAAAGAAGAATGTACGTTCCATTTCTCGCATTAGTTCAACACCCTTTTTCTTCCTCTGGTAAGGTCGGTCTGCCCCACCGTACAACTCTGTATTAGCCATTGTGCGAGTGATTTCAACTGCCTTCCGAAAAATCTGCAGGTAGTTGGTCTTTTCGGTTACGATTGTCGACTTGGTCGCCAAATCGGAAGCCGTTGAACCTTCTGCAAAAGACGTGCCGATTTTGAAGAAATAGGATCCACTAGCGATGTCGCCAGAGTTAGTAGTTCCGAAAGCTCTCCTGACGGTAAAAGTTTTAGCCGTATTCGTAGAATCCGTAGCGGTAACATGCATAATTTCCCCAGTAAGAGGGAATTTAATAAGGTCACCAGCAGCTAAATACAATTCCTCCCCAGACGTAGCGGTAAGGATAACCGTCGCTGATACAGCTGTAGCTCCCAAACTGCCCCATGTGGGGATAAGTTCGTCTTCCAGCCACTGAAAAGTGGGGTTGATAGCTACTCTTTTATTTAACTTAGAAACCAATACGTACAAAGGTGCAGCATTGGGCTCCCGCCCTGTTAACTTACAGTCACCTGTAAGATCGGACTATTTCTTCAATCAAATTCTAAAATTTGATTGGCTCTCCGCTTAGTCTCTGAGGGTAAAATCGGTTGTTCTTTCTTAAGTCTATGAAGCCTTTCTATATATAGTTGAAGACAGGGATCATCTTGAAGTTTTGGTCTATCTTTAAAAGATTTCCCCAGATATCCCATACTTTGACGATAGTCAATTAATTCCAACATAGTTTCGGCTTGAGACTTCTTTGCAGTTAGATAAGGTAAAACGAGTTCTAGGACCTTTTTGGTACTGCCTTTTCCTGTCGTATTGAGATTTATTACCCAACGTCCTTCACCTTTTAGTTTATATTTGGCCGTCGTATAACAAAATCCCACTCCAGGAATCTTTTTATAAATTTCACTTACTCGTTTTAATAAATAGACGTCACTATTAGAGATTGTTAGCCACATATAGAGATTTACTCGCCCAACGTGATGTTTATATTTTCCACTATCACTCTCGGCCTTGTAAACTCTCCATCCGGCCACAATACATCCTTCTCCATCTATTATGCCTGCTAACCATCCGATTTGTTCCCTGCTAATTTGCTCCATGTCCATTTGCTTTTCCTCCTTTGGGGAAATGGTTTTGGGAGCTCTCCTAGCATTGAAGAGAGCTTTGAATTTGCCAGAGCTTACCGCAGTAGCAAATAGATTTTATCAGCCATGTCAAGAACTTTTTGGTTCGCTGTTACACTACCAGTTCCTGTAGCTCCTGTAATTAATGAAGTTGCCATTAAAAATCACCTCCAGTCCCAGCAACGTGGGATAAGCGTTCTGTAGAGGATTGCATCTATCTTGATGCTCGCTCTACACTTAGTGAGGGATTATAAGGGTTTAGTGCTTGCAATCCCTTAGGTCCCGAATCAACCATCTCCTGAAATATTTTTTCCTCTTCGGTCATGGGAGTTGTCTTTTGAATAGGAGCAACTCTCTGCTCGGGAGTTTGCCAGGGTGTGGTTGATACAATGCCTGCTGCTGCTTGTCGTTTCTTAATCTCATCAGTGATGGCCTGCTTAGCCTTCGCATAGGACGAGGCCTCCACCTCGGCTATGATCTGGGCTCTCAGTGTCGCCATGTCAACAGCAGGAGTTGGCTGAACGGGAATCGTACTAGGTGTGGCATCCGTAGTGACTCCTCTAGCCTTTGCTAATGTCTTCGCAAAATCATAGAGTTTTGGAAGTCCTTGAATATCATTATCCCACTCTGGATGGATCCTACAGGCTTCGGCAAACTCTGCTCTAAGTGAATCGAAGTCCCTATGATCTGACCTAAATTTCTCAAAGGTTGATCTCCTTAAAGAAAATGTGTCATAATCTCGGATCTGCTCCACAGAAACTCTGCGGGTCACCTCTTCAGCCACCCTTCTAGCCACTGATTCCGCAATGGCCTTCGCGTTGGAGACAGGTGAATCCAGAAATGTCAAGTCATCAACCTCTACCTCAGGCTCTGATGCCTTTACAGGCTGAGCGGCGGGTTGAGGTGCAACTCTCTGTGGGGGTTTATATTCCTCCCTTGGTCTACTTAACTCCTGTACAACATTTTGTAACTGGGAAAGTTCCTGAGACTTACGAGTAAGCTCAGATTCCTGTTCCTGCATAGCTTTTAACATCTTCTGAAGAGACGCAGCTTCATCCTTATCCCGGAACTTCTCAGGCATTAAGTTCACTAGGTTCGCTTGTCCTTGAACTGTTTCCCCCGCTGGAGGGGCGGGTTCCGCAGGTGCAGGGGCTGTGGATGGTTCGTTGTTGGTCTGTGTTGGGATTGGAGCGTCTTGAGAGAGCTTCTCAGTGTCCTCAAACAACACAGCAAGTTCGTTGTCGCTTAAAAGCTCTAAGCCGCCGTGGACTTTTTCCCGCAGTTGCTCGATACTTTTCTGCTGTTCTGCCATAAATTATCCTCCTATCCTTGTTTAATCTTCTCTACCATTTTATTTGCGTTTTTGACCCGAGTCTCTATAAATTTTAACATTTGTGAGAGTACTCGTATTTCCGCCCTAATATCTGCTAGATCTTCACGAGAAGCACCAAGAAATCTAGCCTCCTCGATATTTGGTGTTATAAATCCCTCATATACTAGTTTCCATCCGTAGGTATCTAGCATATTCTGGATAGCCCCACCGACTGTAATGACCTCATTAGCTTTATCTATGTCGAGGGGCCTATTGTCTTTTTCTTCCATATGTAACTCTTTTCTATCCATAATTATATCCCCTATTAATCAACAAACGGACTTTTTCCTGCCTTCTTCCGTTCTATAGCATGTTCTACTGCTTTTTTAAAGATGCTCTGTCCTATTGGGGTCTTCCACAATTCGGGGCTAAGTTTTTCCTGATTTAGAAGATACTTAACTTCACTAGGAGATAATGTAGGAACCATACTTGGAATCAATTCCTCCTTACCACCTCCAAACGAGACTCCTGCAGTGAGTTCTGATGCGACCCCACCATTCGCCGTTGGTAAAGTTCCTAACCACCCATAACCCTTTTTCGTACCATCTTGACGCAATGGCCACTGACTGGTGTCAATCTCTTCTCTGGGTAGGGGTTCTGGAACGCCCTCCTTCTGATAAACCTCCGCTCTTCCATGACGAGAATAATAATCCTCCATAGGAACTACATATCCGGATTGTTCAGGAATATATAGTTCTGGACCTCTCTCCCCAACCCAAACTGGCTGACCTTCTTCAACTGGTCCACCATACGCTCTACCAGGTATTCCTGGTGGTCCTGGTGTTGCGGCTCCTCCAGCTCCCTGCATTAACATAGCCATCATATCCGCCTCATTTGGTGCTCCCTGTCCTGGAGGAGGGGGAGGTGGGGGAGGCATCGCTCCGGGAGGTCCTGGAGGCATTGCCCCAGGAGGTCCTTGACCTGGGGGTGGTGCTCCTGGAGGACCTTGCCCAGGCTGCTCCCCTGGTTGAGGCATCACATTAGTAATACTTGCTGCAGGTATTGGGGGAGTCTGCAACAATTTACTAGTGCATTTAATATCAAACGCATCCAATAACATTTTTCGTAATTCCAACTGATTGATGTAGGGATCCTGATTAAATAACTGATAGGCCTGCATCATTTGTTGGGTTCTAACTTCCTTTACTGCTGTGATAGAAGAACCCATGGGTTGGAAGTTATACTGCTTTAAAATTTCTGTAATATCCTGTTGGTAGAAAGCATCTCCATTTCTTTTAGCATACTCCTCTTTCCCGACTATCCTAGCAAACTCCTCTGGTTCCAGAAAGTGATAATCTAACCATAAAAATGTTTTAGCAATACTCCTCAAGACGGTGAACTCTAACATCTTAACAACCGTGTCAAATCTAATATTCGATGCTTGTTGTAATTTCACAATTCCTGTTGCTGTTTCTCGTCTCATAGGCGGGGCACCAGCATCATAGGGGTACTCCCCAGTGGCAGTGTCGATATCGCTCTTTATAATCTCTTCTTCTTTGTAGGCTGACTGTGTGACATCGGGAGTTGTTAAATCTTTAATGGCATTAACATCATTAGATAGTATTACGTTCCCAGGATATGAAACAAGAGAGTCAAAATCAATGTCAGCATATTTATTAGCAATAAACATACGATTGATAATAAGATTAACGTTATCCATCCTTTGGTTGCGTACATCGTTCAATTCCTCCTGTAGACTCTCCGCGATTTCTGGAATTCCGATACCATAAAGTTCGTGTTGAACAGGCACATACCTTGCCATAATAAACGGGAGCAAACCCCCAAAGGGATTTTTCTCCTTCTTCAAAATTTCTCTCCGAGCACCAATCGTGTAGATATTTTCTCTGTCCCAATACTCTAATACCTCAACAACTCGACGATTAGAATCAAATCCATACTCATCCAGAATACCTACACTGGTCAACCTCTTCTTCTTGTACTCATCTACAGATGACATAGACTCTAATTTACCCAATAACTCTTTAACATTCTGATAAAACCCCGCCCTAGCCATTCTTTCTAAATCATCATAATCTGTATATGACAACTGAATTATGTACTTCATCCTTCTAATAGACTTTGCTCGATAGTCGGGGAAGATATGAAATAAATCTATGGGTTCTACATCAATATAATTAAAACTTGCCAGATCATCATCATTAAATTTAGGAATAATTTTAGCAAAAGAAGATCCATATACCGCACATTCCTTAAAGAACTCTAGGATTTTACTAAAGAATTCTAACTGATCTTCATCTAGTTGGTACTCTAAGAGGACCTCCAATAGAGAAGCCATGTCTTCAGTAGCTCCCTTGCGAGCCTGCACAGAGATGATGGGCCTAGTGTTGAAGCAAGTTCCCAACATCTTGGGAACCACAGTTTCAACTTTGGAAAAGACATACGGAACAAATATATTAGATTTATAAGGAGTATCAGATACTGTCCTATAATTTCGATATAGTTTATAAAATCTCTTCCATCTCGTTTCCTGTGGATCCCTCCACTGTTTAACGGCGTTATACAAATCACTAACGTATTGAACAGCGTCTTCCTTCAGCGTAGTTGGCATTAAACTTCCCTCTCTTTTCGTAAGTAAGCAGCCACTGTATCACACAGGATAGGATCGTCCTTTAGTAATCCAATAGCAAAGTTACATGTGCTACATAGTAATCCTCTAATTTTTCCCGTGATATGGTTATGATCCACAAATAAATCTTTTCCCCTGTTATCACTACCACAAATAGCACACTTATTATTTTGTTTGATGACTAGCACATTATATTGTTCTAAAGTTATTCCATAATTATTTTTTAGATTATTATTTTTCATTATCCGCTTCCTACGGTCAGGATGTTTTTTCTTGTATCTGTCGTCTATCTCTTTTCTAGTTAGTGCCATTTATTCACCTTTTAAAGCTTTACTGACCTTATTCATCCCATCAATAAGAAAGGGAATTAGTTTAGGTCGATCCGCTGGAACTTCCGGATGTAATGGTTTCTCCTCTTCCTCTTTTGGGATAGGTCTCTTATATTCTGTCTTATGTCTAGTAAAGTAGTCGTCGGTCCAATCATCATCTTTATATACTTTGGGTTTTCTTGCCATGTTTTTCTCTCCTTAGTTTTTCTTTCCTAAATAGTATCCAGTCGTCTTTGAGGCCTCAGCAGTTTTCCGTTCGTACTTCCAACCAGGGGGTCTGTATGTCAATTCCGTCATACAGACGTATCTGATAGCATCAAGCAAATGATCGTCTTTTTTCTTTGGGGCTTCTTTGGGATTGTACTTATCTTTAGCCCGAGCCCAGTCATCCCAAACATAGTGTCGAAATTCCCTAATGACATTACGACAATTTTCTGTGACCTTTAATCCGGGTTTAGAGCCTGCTAGCAACTTTGTTAACTTACCAAGGCCAGCTTCTACATCTTTGTGTGCATCTATTATGTAAAAACCATATTTACGGGTAAGCATTTGAGCTTCTGTAAGACCGGAGGTTGATTGCTCAATATTAGAGGAAGTATCAAGGACACTTCCAACCGGTGGCCATCTATCCCCAATTTTAGCCTTAACCTTTGTAGCTAAATCATCTATCGTACAATGTTCGTAGATCTCATCATATACTGTCCAAACTTGATCCTTATCTAACCCCATAAACACAATTCCGTGTGGATTCCTATTGTGTAAATCCATCCCCAGAACCAGCATCCATTCCTTCTTGGGTTCAGTCACTGCTGGGAGTATATGTCGATCTCCAAATTCCTTGTAGACTAATCCACTCTTAGGAACAAACTGCCCGTACAGAACTGCATCTAAACTATCCTGCATCGCTGGGTCTTTCTTAATTGTGTCTAATGCGTCTTCCCCCAGATGGGGGTTATCAAAGATAGCTACATGTATGTGTTCAACCGCCGGAGGAACTGCCATTGGATTATCATACAACTCCTCATAAATCCAGTTCATTCCGTGTAGTGGAGTACAGGTAATAATAAGACGCCCGTTGATACCACTACTGATTGTACGCATAAAATTTGATTCGTATAAAACCCGGGGTGGCTCCTCATCCATCCAGCATATGTGCCTTTCTGTTCCCTCGTATTTTTCTACATCCTGTTCGTAGGATTTCATCTCTATGAAGGTGCCATTGTGTAAGATCATTGTCATATCATCTTTAGTAGGCATCTTCTTTATTGCATGTCGTGGCAACCAATCCAAAAACATCGGAAGTAGAATTGCCCTAACTCCCTCATTGGATACCCCGCAGACTCTTATCTTGAGTGGCGGGTCAGGATAATCCAAGTAAGGATGAATACCAAGAGCAGCCCAACAGCACTCCACAACACCCCAAGTCGTTTTTCCAGACCTCTTTCCTCCAAGTATGAGTCGTGTTTTAGCAGTGCTTTGATGCATCTTAAGTAATTTTGAATTATTGACTTCATAGTTTAATAATTTATCCGCAGCTGCTAAATGTCGTTGGGTAACAATGTCATATTCCATAAGTGTCTTTTAGTGAGAAACAATTTTAATATGATCAATAACAAACGAAAACTTCCCCTCTGTGTCCGTTGCTGCTCTAAAAGACGGGGCTACCACTAAGTATCTAAAAGTCTGAGATCCATGTTCTTCTGTAATGTTGCCAGTTCCGTATGGATTTACCGTAACGTTCCCCGAATTCTTGACTAAAGTTGTCCTAGCAGCATCAGTGTAAGTGGCTAAACTAACAGAACTTTTATTTGAGGCCGCGTATGTGGTTGTAAAGGTATAGTAATACTGCGTTCCTACAACGTGGGTATTATGGGCGTGGGTGGGAGCTGCATAGTCTTCGTGACCGGCACCTACTTCATAATAAACCGCTTCCTCATCTTCCTGATAATTCAGCTCAACTAGTGGACCGTACCCCACTGTTGCTATTGTTCCAAGATCATTAGATAAACCTATTACCCCCATATAATCATAGGCAACTGCAAAAGCTGTAACCTTTAAATCGAACTGTATCTCAATATCAGTATCAAAATACCCTTCTCCAAAATCATAGTACAAATAGGCAGTTGTATGATCAGGAATGATATCGGTAACGGTGAGTTTGGTTCCATCTATAGTGAAGTTGGTCTCTGTATCTACTATTTCATAAGTAGAGAGATCCTCATAATCACTATCATCATCTTCCACAACAGGATCGGGGATCCTACTTATCGTATTACCTACTCGATATCCGCTATGCCTATATTGGTATTGCTGCATTCTTATCCTCTCCTAATACTTGTACAGAATGACGGTAGCTGTTGGACGTTGTGCCACAGTAACCGTTGCCCCGCTGACACAGCGTTCGTCCCCTGCTCTAGCTGTCATCTTGTAACGTAAAACATCGTTAGGAAATACCATGATATCTCCAGAAAGTAGAGTTGTAGTGCCCGTCAAACATTCCGCAAAGGTTCTAGTAACGTTACCATCCCCATCAATAAGTTGAAGAATGGCTCCAGACCCTGCACTTGCTCCTGCATCTGCGGGAGTCCAAGTATGCGTCACTAATAGAATTGAGTGAAGCAAGTTAGCCTGGGTAAGCGTTGTATCAACGGCTGTAGTCCCTGACGTAGCAAAGGTAATCGAAATCTTCTGGCGATCATATTCTGGTGTACTTTTACTCATTTATCTCATTCCTCCGTTGTAGTTAAAAATGCGACGATTGCTCTAATCGCTTTAGACAATCTATTGAAAACCCATTCCTCTTTAAATGCTCCAGCCCACACAGATAAGATATAACCATTATCTGCTTCCCGAATAGTTATCTCCTTCTTAATCTTTACCTTTGGAGGCGTTGGGGGAGGGACTGGTCGATCGTCTGAAAGAGGTACTTCAATCTGTCCACTCGCTATACCCTCTGTCTTAACTATTTTAGGAGCTGGAAGTTCTGGATTTTTTTCTATATTAGTTCCTGCCATTATTTCATCGTAACGTGACTCACTCATCTATATCTCTCCCTATTTCTCATTCTCATATAAATCAAGTTGTATTCCTAAATTTGTAGATGCAGAATCTGCTGTTATCATAAAAACGTATACAGTACTTTTGGCCAGTATCCACTCACTGTCGTGCAGTCCTCCACCGGCCCCCTTAGCACCAACAGCCATACGACTTAATTGAGTACCTTCACTAAATCCTCTTTGAGCATTAGAATAAGACGAAGCAGCACAAGTGGCTACTTTTGCTGATTGTCTATTCCTATTATAGATTGCTCGACTTACTGGTCCCGCACTTAAGGTTACACCCTCATATACACTATACCAAGCAGCATTACTGGAGAAGACGTCGACATTTGCTACATGAACCGAAGATGCAGCCCCAGATGATAAGATAAGCGTAAGATTAACCCCGTCACCCACGGAATCTGCACTAGCGGTAATGACGTATGTGTCTCCTGTGTGTATTTTGTGATGGACTTCCTCCATGCTAATAAGATTGTTGTCTACAGGATCTAGACGTACCTTATTCCAAGTGGAACCCACATCATCCCAACCATATATGTTAGCACTTAAGACAGTCGTTACATCAGACAAAACTGTATACAGGGCACTAGCGGCATTAGCAGACAATGTCACCATGCCACTAAGCCCATAGCCCTGAATGCCCACTGGGTCCATAAAGTAAGCCAGCTCAGTCCAAGTAGAGGTTCCGTTACCTATCTTGATCTTCCCAGTATCGGTCTCAATTCCTACTTCACCTGCTAATAGAGTCGGATCATTACCAGTCCAATCAGCAGCAAGACCTCTATGATTTTGAATTGTTGCGTAAGCTGTTCCCATTATATCCCATACCTTGTCTTCAAATAGGTTTCTACTGTTGCAAGATCGTCCGTAGAGATGGCGTTATCATAGAAGATAACCTCGGCCAGATCCCCCTTATGGACGCAACCCTTAAC